CATAAAAGATCTTTCCTTTACAGGACCATCAAGACCTATAGACCAACCACACCAACTTCCTAAGTCATTTGACTCTGGTGTAGTTTTAGCTAAATAACGAAACATGAACATTGGTGCTTCTACTGGAGTACCCTCGCTATTTTTCACACGTCTTTGCTTCATAGTACTTAACCATTTTCTAGCTTTACCTAACTGAGTAGACGACATACTAATAACTGCTTGTTGCCACTCTGTTTCATCTTCATTAGTAACCATGACATAAAACTGTGCCGTTTCGTCTATATAATTACCATTATCTAAAACGAATTTTTTCTTTTCGTCTCTAACACATTGGTTAAGTATAGATCTTTCATGGTCAGCATTTACTAGTCCACCTCCAGAATCTCGTGGCTTCCATTCGATATATTTTTTCTGATAATATACAGGAACTACAATAATTCCATCGTCACCTTTAACAAGATCATTAGTCACAGTATTTAATATATCGCCTTCTTCAGCACCTTTGATATATTTACCCTCTGACTTTTTTACTTGTGGGCTACCAGATTGTAATATTCTGATAAACGGAATAGCAAAGTCTTCAGAACTTGTATCCTCAAGACCTGTACCATTAGCTAGTATCTCATCATCAACCATTAAGACTGATGTTTCTTCTTTTCTTGCAACTGCTTTATCTGACATATTGTCCTCCTTATTTATTTATTTTAGTTACAAATCCACTATAAAGACCAAAAGTAGTTACAGGAATATCTGTTCCTTTTTCCATTTGTTCTTTACAGAAAGAATTTAAAGTTGAATGGTGAACTGATTCTTTAGTAGTCGTATCAATACCTAATGTATCAAGCTGACTTAATACTTCGGTAAATCTATTATCCCCTCTACCAAATCTACAGTTTATTTCTTTTTTAATAATTTCACCAAAACCATTATCATCTAACCAAGCATGAGCTTCTTTTGCTCGATCTTTTGATATATGAGCCCTAACGAAAGGTTCAACCTTAATTTTAGTTCCATCTTTTAACTCAAAACTAGAAAGCCCTACCTCTGCTAAAAGGTCTGGTATTTCTTGTTCGGAGATTTGTCTTATCCTATCTTTAAACGACTTAATAGATTCTTCGAATTCTTTTACTTCGTTTTGTTTATGGATAAGCTCGTTTGCCAATCTGCTCAACCTGTTTAACTCATCAGGTGTTGCCTTGACATTTATGGTGTTTATTGCCTCACCACTGAGGATATCGTCAAGATTGTTCATCATACTCTCCAAAGTATTTTAGGTTAATATTGATGGGAAGATACATTGCTTCTTGTCTATCCCACTTTAACATTTTAAACTTTCCAGCATTAATATGAGATGCAATACTACAGGCTATACCTATTGCAGCAGGATCCCCCATTAATAATAGATAGTCTTCGTCTGAAAAACCATTTAAGCCTTCTCTTAGTCTTGCGACTGTCGGAGCAGAACTTAAAACGATTTGTCTGTTGGGTGGAAGTAAAACTTTTATTTGACCAAATCTTAAAGCACCAGATATATTCTTAGTGCCAAAGTCTTGTACAACATATACAGTTGCTTGTTTTGTATATTCCATTCTACTTTCTCCTAACTTTTACTATACTATACTTTATTAATATAATAATAAACCTTTATTTTATGCAACATAGTCATGTTTAAAAGTTTTTATTATTTTATTTTTAAAAAAGCTCGTCATAATCTCATAATATCATAAGAATGTAGTTAAGCCTTTGTTTTTACTCTATAACTGCTCTATGAGATTTTATTTTACATTATCATAGATAAAGGGTCGTAAGGAACTTTTTTCATAACTTTTATATATCTCACTAGATATTTATATAGTATATTAATTTTTAGAAAGAAGAAGGAGACATATTTGTTTACGTTCAAAACTAGACCGTATAAACACCAGCTTAATGCATTAAAAGAATCTTGTAATAAAGATGAATATGCATTGCTTATGGATATGGGAACTGGTAAATCGAAAGTCTTAATAGATACTATAGCTTATCTATATGATACTGGAAAAATTAATTCAGCGTTTATACTTGCACCAAAAGGTGTTTATAAAAACTGGGTAGGGCAAGAAATACCTAATCATCTTCCTAACCATATAGAACATAAGATGGCATATTGGTCTTCACCATTAACAGAAAAAGTAAAAAAAGAAATAGAAGCAATATGGAAACCTGATTTTGATTTACAAATATTTGTAATGAATATTGAAGCTCTGTCTACTAAGAAAGGTTTAGAGATAGCAAAACGATTTATCTTTAATCATAAAAATGGAATACATAACGAAGGCACATTATTAGCAATAGATGAATCTACTGTAATAAAAAACCATAGGGCAAAAAGAACTAAGAACGCAATAGAATTAGGAAAGTTAGCAAAGTATAAAAGAATATTAACAGGTTCACCGATAACTAAATCACCTTTAGATTTATATTCACAGTTTGCTTTTCTAAGTGAAGAACTACTAGGATTTAGATCATATTATTCTTTTTGTGCAAGATTTGCAGACATGATAAAAAGATCTGCAGGATCTCACCAATATAATCAAATACTAGGTTTTCGTAATTTAGATGAATTAACAGAACTAATAAAGCCTCATTCTTTTAGAGTAACAAAGGAGCAATGTTTGGATTTACCAGAGAAAATATATACTCGTAGAGTTATAGAGCTAACCCCTGAACAGAAAAAGATTTATCAGGATATGAAAAAGAATGCAGTTACCCAATTAGATAATATGGAACAAGTCACTGCAAACGCAGTTATAACACAACTATTAAGACTTCATCAAATAAGTTGTGGTTTTGTAAATACAGACGATGGCTCTTCTGTTGAAATAAATAATAATCGACTATCTGAATTAATAAGTATATTAGAAGAAGTAAACGGAAAAGCTCTAATATGGGCTAACTATAGACACGATATACAAAAGATAGAACAAGAGCTTAGTCGTATTTATGGTGAAAACTCTGTAAGAAGTTATTATGGCGATACTCCAGGAGAAGAAAGACAACAGATTGTAGAACAGTTTCAAACTGATGATACTTTACGTTTCTTCGTAGGACAACCAAGAACTGGAGGTTTTGGTCTTACTCTAACGGCTGCTAATACAGTAATTTATTATAGTAATAGTTATGATCTTGAGATAAGATTGCAATCAGAAGATAGAGCACATAGAATAAGTCAAACATCGAAAGTAACATATATTGATTTAGTTGCAGAAAAAACTGTAGATGAAATTATAGTAAAATCGTTAAGACAAAAAATAAACTTAGCTACTCAAGTTTTAGGAGAGGACTGGAAAAAATGGCTGATATAATTGAAAAATTTAAAGATATAAGAAAATATAAAAGCTATACTCAAAAAGAATTAGCTGATGGCACAGGTGTTAGTGAGATAGCTATATACACTTGGGAATCTAAGATGAGGCAACCTACTCTGAGTAACTTTAATAAAGTTTTAAATAAGATGGGATTTGAGTTACATATTAGACCAATAGAGACAGTTCCATTTTATGGTGATAACAAACATTTAATGGGGTAAATAATGGATATTAATAGATTAAGAGTAGAAATAGAACAAGATGAAGGTTGTAAATACGAGATCTATTTAGATCATCTTGGTTTACCCACTTTTGGAATTGGACATTTAGTTACTGAGTGGGATGAAGAATATGAAAAACCTGTAGGCACAGAAATATCTGAAGATAGAGTAAATTCTTGTTTTCAAGCAGATATTCATACAACGATAGATGAATGTAAAAAACTTTATCCTAACTTTCTTGATCTTCCAGAGGAAGTACAACTAATACTTTGTAACATGATGTTTAATATGGGTAGACCTCGTCTTTCTAATTTTAAGAAAATGAATGCTGCAATCGCAGATGGTGATTGGATGGAGGCATCAATCCAAATGGAAGACTCTCGTTGGGCTAAACAAGTTCCTAATAGAGCAAACCGTTTAATAAAAAGAATGGAAGATGTTGCCGTTAAAGAACAAATAGCTACTTAGTTAAGCCTTTTTGTTTCTCATATGTCCTTAATCCTCCTAATCCTAACATACCCATTAGGACTGTCATAAGACTTCCCATATCAAAAGTTGGAAGATCAGGTATAGCTACACCTATGTAGGCACAAAGGAACATGGTTACTGGAGCAAGAACGAAGTGCCAACATAAAGCTATACCACACGTCCAACCAATAAATGGTCGCCATCCAGCAACAAATATAGACTTATGTTGAGCTTCTGCTTTATTAACTTCTAGTTGACCCTTTGCTAATTCTTGAGCATGGTTTTCTGCCATGGTCGCAACTTCATGAGCCAATTTATTTTTCATATCTTTATCTTCTATAAACTTTCCTAGAAGATTACTTACAGGTCCAATTAACGCTGTTAACATTATTTTACTCCATTTTTTGCCATATATGCAGATGTTCCCATATATGTTCCTACGATACCTGCTCCTGAAATATAGAACAAGTTCGATATATCACTTAGGGCTTCGACACGCTCTATAGGAACTATAAACATTGCTACTGTAAATACGCCCATGCCTATCAAAGTATATCTAGCCATACGCAGTTGTGCTAGGTTTTTTCTTAACTTTGTTTCTGTTTCTTTTATTTCTTTAGCTTGTTTTAATTCTTCATCGGTAATCGTATCATCACCATCAAGATCGTACTCATTTAGTATTGAATCTTTTTGTAACTTTTTTTGAGTCACTACTTTTTCTTTCTTAACTTTTTAAAATCTGCTCCAGTAATTTTATTTCTTGGAGGAGCGACTCTTGCTATCTTCATCTGCTTTGGTGATAGCTTCTTTGTTTTCTTTTTTTGTTTTCCAGTAGTATTCATCTGTATCTCCTAGTCTAGTTTTATTGCCACTTTCTACTTGATAATATATTGTGCTTACTTTAAAGTCAGGTGTAAAGGGTTTTTCTGGTGTTAATGAATTATCATATACTCTCATTCTATTATTAGGATATAAACAATATTGACCATTGTTTAATTCTAATAAGTTAAAAGATTTATGTTCATCTGGTTGTTCACTCGTGCTATAATCTATTGTGTCTGGATCTCTATGATAATTATCTAATGTACAAATATAAGTCCCAGCTTGGAATCCATGGTCTCTAGTAAATGCTTCAAAGTCCATCGATCCAATAAATTGTTTATATATACAAGTAACATCATAATCCATACAGTTCCAAAACTGTAAATTAGGTAAAGACATATCAGGATCAGGTTTTGATGGTTCTGATAAAAAAGCACTTATTGGTAATTTATCAAACATAGCACCATAATCAGGAAGATATGTTTCAAAATAAAAAGCACGACCAGGAATAGATTTAGCACTAATCCAAATACCTTTTACATATTCACCATGACCTGATTCATGATCCATGAGGTATTCTTTTCGTACCCATACATGTTGAGCTGGGAGGTTACATATCAAACTAGACATTATGTAGTTTTCTTCTTTTTTCCGTGAGCTTTTCTTATAGCTTCTTTTCCTCTTTTAAAAATACTAGCTACTTTACTTTTACCCATTACTTTTGCTCTTTGCTCACCGACAGTAAGTATTTGTATCTTTCTCGCAAAAGGTTTACTGACTCTCTTAACTTTCGCAACCGTAGCTCTTGCGTCTGCTTCTGTGGCAAATTTAATACGAACTGTATCTTTTGGGTTCTCATCTGTGTATAAGCGTCTCCCACTGCCTTTTGGTTTTTTTCCTGTTCCAACTTTAGGATCTTTTTTCTTTTTGGTCATCTTACTTCTTTTTTAAAGGAACGTTCATTTCTTTAAATTGTTTTTTGGTAATCTTCTTATAGACATCTTTTTTAGTTTTTGATTTTACAGGTGTTAGTTTACCTTTTTTAAAAGTATGTGGATCAGGAACTTTTACTATACTACCAACTTTCATAGTTTTTTGTTTTTTTGTTCCTTTTGTTGGAGAACCTTTATCTTGACCAGTTTTAAATTTAGGATTTAATTTCATCAATTTTTGTAATGTGGTATTATTTGCTTTAGCTATATCACTTAATGTTTGATCTTTTTTTACTTTGACGTTTTTTGTCATTGCACTAGCACCACCAGCTTGGGTAGCTGTTATAATATCTTTTAAAATCTTTACCAATATGCCCTCCTCAATAAATAGTTACTTTATTTGAGTTTACCATAACTAATTTACAATAACAATCATAAACTTTTTGTTCTCCACTTACT